CGCAAGCCGCAACACCGAGTTTTGCTGGTACGTCAATCCATGGGGTTACATATGGTGATAGTATTTATGTTGCAGTTGGTCAGTCTGGTAAGATTGCCTATTCGTCGGATGGTAATACTTGGACACAGGCAGCGACACCGAGCTTTAGTAGTGCTGTACGCGGTATAGTATATTCAGACAGTAAATTTGTAGCAGTTGGGTATGGCGGAGAAATTGCCTATTCGTCGGATGGCGATACTTGGACGCAAGCCGCAACACCGAGTTTCGGAACAGACAATGTTGTTTCAGTGACATACGGTGTAAAACTGTTTGTTGCTACGTCAAGCACGGGTAAAATTGGCTTCAGCATAGACTAGAACATCCCCGGATTCTTTACCTTCCTTCGGATAAGATAAAGCCCGGCAACCTTAAAAGGTTACGGGCTTTGTTGTGGAAAGAAAGTTTTTAACAACCATAACCGGAATATTCAAAGACCTTCATCGAAGGATTATCCCCGAGGATAAGCTATCCGATGGAGTAAACATAATGTTCGAGGACGGCAAGGTTAAGCGCCGCCCCGGTTATACCGTGCTCGGAAACCAGATGAACGGAGCCGTTACCTCGCTGACGTGGTACGAGCTTCTTGGCACGGCCAACAAGTTCCTAGTTGCCACCACCACGCGGGACGCCTACAAGTACGACTCCACCGATGACGAGTGGGATTTCATTACCGAAGTCCACACTGACGGTACGGTGACGGCCACCACCGCCGCCGCGACCGTGACCGGTTCTGCTACCGGCTGGTCGTCGTCGTGGCCTACCAGCGTTTACCAGATCAAGTTCGGAACGACCGACCCGAACGCAAGCGGGACTCCCGATACGTGGTACACTGTTTCCGCGTTCGCAAGCGCGACCTCGCTTACGCTCACGACCAATGCTCCTTCCGTTACCGATGGCACGTATGTCATAAGGAAGTGCTGGACAAACGATGAAGATCAGCCGCATGACGTTGCGCTCCCGGTCAAGACGTATGAGCGAATAATGGTCGTGACAAACGGGATAGAGGTTCCGAAAAAATGGACGGGCACGGGATACTTCGCGGACTTGGGCGGGACTCCGAATGTCGCTCGTTACTGCGGATACTTCGGCTCTGTGGGGTTCGAGCACTTGTATCTTGGCTGGACTATCGACGCCGGTAACGACCAGCCGTTCACTCTGGAAATGTCTGATGCTGGCGACCCCGAAAGCTACGCAGAGGGGCTGTACTATGACTTCATGAATACCAACGATGAAGTCGTGGGGATGAAGGCTCTCGGGCAGAACGTCATTGTCTACAAGAAGGAATCGATCACCGTTGCCCGACCGACCGGCTCTGCTGCCGACCCTCTCCAGTTCCAGCAGAACCACATCAACGGAATAGGAACGCCTTCGATCAGGACTGTTCAGGACTTCGGGAATTTTCACATTTTTATGGGAACCGATAATATCTACAAGTTTGACGGTATGCAGGTCGTACCCATAGGCGATGCTATCGTAAACACCATGATCCGCAGTCTTAACGCGGGTATGTCGCACCGGGCCTTTTCAGCTAAGATGCTCGACAGGCACCTTTACGCGCTCTTTGTACCGACTTCGGCAGACTATCCCGACAAGGCGTACGTTTACAACTACATCGACGATTCGTGGTCGATATGGGAGTTCCCGCAACAGATGACCGCCTTCGGGTACTGGTATTCAGACTCATCCGAGACGTGGGCGACGTGGGATGCTTCCGCGATAACGTGGGCAGACCTTCTCGCTTCCGGCGAATCGTGGACTGACTTCCTCGCGTATGGTGGAACTCCGACCTATCTCTTTGGCGACAAAGACGGATACGTTTACGAGTTCGGTTCTGGTACTGACAATGGCGCAAACATAACGGCGAACATGACCACGCGGGACTACCCGCTGAACGATCCACGACAGCTTTTCAAGCTCCTTGAATTGCTCATTGGTATATCGCAGTCAAGCACCGGTGCGCTTCGCGTGAGGGCTTCTGTCAACTTCGGCGGTGAGTGGTCCGGGTGGGGGAACATCGACCTCGCGGGGACAACGGAATATTTCGAGCGCATTGTTAATTTTCTTATGCGCGGCACACAGGTTCGCTTCTACATCGAGAATGTGAGCGGGGCGAACTTTGAGATTGAATCGCTCGTTGTTGGATTTAACAACGCGGGAGTGTAGGAGGCAATATGGGTTTCGCAAGTAAGCTCAAGAAAAAGGTTTTCGGTGGAACCGGTGCCGGGATGAAGTCTGTATCAACACTAACGCCGGAACAGGCGGCACTGTTAAAGCAGCAAACTCAACTCGCGCAGCAGTACACGCCGGGTATTTACGCGCAGATGAACCAGATGGCGCTTAATCCAGAGAACACATACAATCGCTCGCAAGCCGACATAGAATCGTTCTATCAGGATACGATGGCGAACCCGGCGATGTATGCTTTCCAGAATACTCTCGTTCCTCAGCTATCAGAACAGTACGGCGGGAAATTCCACTCCTCGGCAAAGACAAAAACACTTGGCCGGGCGTTTTCAGATTTACAGAACCAGCTTTCTCAGCAGCGAGGGAATTTGTTCTACAACGAACTCCTCCAGTCGCAGCAGGGGCAAGAGAACGCGCTCGCGCGGCAGATGCAGGCTCTTTCAGGAATGAGCGGACTGTTCGGCGGTTCTCTTGGCGTTAAGGCAAAAGAGAATTATTACGACCCAGGAGGCCAGGGTCTTATCGGTCAGATCAATCAAGCGATGACTCCGCTACTTACTGGTTCGGCGATATACAAGAATATTTTCGGCGGTAGTGGAAACAACTCTGGTTCAAGTTCGAGTTCAAGCTAGGAGGAAAAAATGATTTCTATACCCCGCAGGCAGGATTACGCAGATACCAACGTACGGCTTTTAGGGCTGCTCGACCAGATGACGCGAACCGAGCAGGCCGAGCGCATGAATGAATTACAGCGAGGGCTTGCGTTCCGTAGCATGGGTGATGCAAAACGTGCGGCACAATCGTTTAACAACGCAATGGGAAGAGGCGTCAGCAGGATGAATGCTGAAGACTTCAGGGTTGAGAGTGGAGCAAACGCGCCGGGAGCACCACGACGAGGACTTGCGCAAACCATGAAGGCGATTGATCCTTCAATGGACGAGGCCGCGCTGTCGGGTGAATTTACCGGGTTAGGCAAGAAGCTTTTGGCGCAAGGTGACACGACCGATCCGCGCCTAAATGAAGCGTTCAAGCAGTCTGGATTAGGTCAAGGAGAAGGCTTTGCAAAAGAACTTGCCACAGGATACGGACCTAAGGCGGCGAAGGCGCTTGAGCGTATCAACAAGGTCGCCGTTAATACCGCTGATTTTGAAGCATACAAAGAGCGGGCAAAGCAACGGGCGGGAGTAGGGCCGAGCGATATTCCGACCGAGGCCGAAGAGCAGTACGGATACTATTTCGATGTACTCAATAAGGCGCGACTGTCAGGAAATCCAGGGGCAATCCGCGACGCGAAAAATGACCTCGTTCTAAAGTACCGTATGCTGGACAATAAGTTCGGCTGGAATATGTCGGCTGGGCTAAAAGACCTTTTGGCCGAACGTCCGAGCGGCGGTGTTGGTGGAGGCAAAAAGGTTCTCTGGAAGGAGCGCGGAAGTGAGCGCAAGCAATATCTACCAGAAGGACAGGTTCCGAAGGACAGCGAGAATTGGGTTCCGATTGACTCCGAAGATTCTTCAGCGCTGCGCCGTGATCTTGTAAAACTGGACGAGCAGATTGCCGCCGCAAGAGCGGCTAATGACGAAAAGACGCTTTCAACCCTAATGGCGCGGAGGAGACAACTCGAAGGGAAGACGCCCGAGACAAAGCAAAATTTCGTCGCGCGAATGGACAACTCTCTTATTAATCCATACTTATCATACCAGTCGGGCGACGATCTAGACACGCGCAATGTGGCTGACAACACTCCGGCCAACAAGAACCAGCCGGTCGCACAGCCAAAGATTAAGTACAAAGAGGGCTACGAATACGAAGTCAACGGAGTACGCATGGTATACCAGAACGGGAGATTGAG